TTCACAATTCAACTATGGAAGTCCAAGAATATATTCAAGGGCCAATTGATGCTTCAGGAGATGGTGGATGGGATGGAGATAGGGGTGTCGACTTACTTCGGCCCCGGCGGGTTCGTGCGGGCGAAGGAGGAGTCCTGGGAGCATAAGAAGTTCCTCACAGGTGACCTGGGACAGAATACTGGAGAAATGGGAACAGTTATTCGCTATACAAAGGAGAGTAAGCTATTCGACGAAGTCCTAGCTCCGATTGAGGACTATCTTCATCTCTGCAACTTCATCGGAGATGCAGGAGTGAACTGCATCATCTCCGACGGCCGACCATGGCCGCTGGAGTTTACCCTCCGCCTTGGCTGGCCGGCGACCTGTTTACAGCAAGCCGCCCTCCGAACCGACCTCATTGAATGGATGGCTGATCTCATCTACGGTCGGGACTCGTTCAAGGTCACCTCTGATCCCATCGTTGGAGTAGTGATGACTCATGGGGACTTCCCTCAGGAGTCTGACCCCGCTCATGACTGGTCCAAGTACCCTATCACTGGCATTTCCTCCCGAAACGAAAGGTATATTCACTGGCAACAGGTGATGGATGGAAAGATGTCAGTGATGAAGAACAAGAAGCTCAATGAAATCCCCGCGATGTGCACAGCAGGACAATATGTCTGTGTCGTAACTGGCTGCGGCCCCACCATCATTGATGCCAAGGCCGAAGCCTATCGGACGGTGAGGGAACTCTCTTGGCCTTCAAACATCATGTATCGACTTGACATCGGCGATTGTCTGGAGGAGGAACTTCCAAAGCTTCAGAAATGGGGCTATGCAGAGGGGATAGAATATGACTGATGAATCAAAATATATTGACCTCATAACTCTGTTGAAACAGCTACCAACTTCTGAGAATGAAGCCTTAGTTCAGCGAGATAAAGCTGTGTTATTGGCAGCGGAGCTACAATTGGCTGTTCATCTCAAATCTGAGGGTGATGAGCTCCGGGATGGCTTAAATGTCTATCCTAATTCAGATAAGGCTAATATTGGTGCTCTGTTTTATATGCATAGTCGACTGTCTGGTTGGCGCTGGTCGACGCGTTCTAATTATCCTATAGACTGGAGTATGATCTAATGGGTAGTCCTGTCAAAGGCCGGGCGGACTATTGGTCTCCAGATGATTGGGATGCAATCTGCTCCATGTGCGGTCGGAAGCGCAAAGCATCTACCATGGTGCGGAATTGGCAAGGTCAGTATCGCTGTTTCGAGCATAATGAGCCGAGGCAGCCTCAGGATTATGCCAGGGGAATTCCTGAGAGAATTGGCTCGCCCTGGGCTCAGCCTCCGGTGGATTTATTAGTGAATGTCTGCGCACTTCAAGATCGAATGTCGATTCCGGGCTATGCCCTCCCTGGCTGCACCGTTCCCGGCACGCCGTTCAACCCCGGTTGGCTCACGGTTCAAATCCCTTGAGGTAGTCTCATGTCCCTGTTTAACTTCATCGACAAGGTCGGGCCGACGGTACCAGCGAGCTATTACAACGCTCTTGACTTCATCCGCAACGCGATGAGTGCAAGTGCGGGGGGTGTGGTTACCCTCGCGACTACTCAGGACAATCTCGGGCGGGGAATAAGTATCTGTCGGACCAAACTCGCTACGACCTCTCGGGCCAGCGTGACCATTCCAGCAAATGATCCGGATCTCAGCTATAATGCCTTTACCATCGGAGCTACCTATCATATTGAAGTGCTGATCTATCCCTTCGGCACTACGACGGGGACGCAAGGAATAGATCTCAACCTGAACTACTCTGGTTCCTTCACCGCCGGTACCGGCGTTCTAGCCGATGGCCTTGTTAACTCTATGCCTGTCGGCGACGTGTCAGCGACCATAGCCTCCTCTGTCTCTACAATCAAGTTCGGCTTCACCCCCATCGTCACTATCCAGGGTACAGATATCGTCCGCCTCGAAACCATCTTAATCCCTAACAGTGTTGGCACCTTTGCCCTCGCCTGGTCACAAAATTCCAGCAGCGCCAACGCGACCAACGTTGGTGTTGGTAGTACAATGACTATAACTCAAGTTAGTTAACTCACATCTATAACCAGAAGGACCTATGAGTGAAGATCTCCCGCCTCGCTTGGTTGAGAGGATCATTTCTGAAAGGACTGAAAAATCTAGCAATGGTGGCTTTAGCCACCTTAAGGACTTGGTATTCGCGGCTGTGGTCCTTGCCGCCGGAGCTACGATCTGGGAACAGCAGAGAACAATCGACGATATTAGAACAGACATCGCAGTGCTCAAACTCCACTGTCCCGACCAGCCAGTTAGGAGGGGATCCAGCCCTGGTAGCTAGTTCAAGTCCGATGATATCTGCATCCCCTGGGGCGATCGTGACCAGTGGTCCATCGCATGTGCAAGTTTTGAGAGTTGAGATGGGAGATAGGTTTTTAATCCTCATGTGCACGATGATCTTAGTCATCGGTGCATGTGGAGTCATAATGGGCTTGAACCTAGCACGGCAGGCTCAGATGGAAGAGAAATATGACGATCTTCGTCGGCAGTATAGAATGACGGAGATGAAACTGGATGACTGGACCGTAGTCGCCCACCGGGCGGGGATAGGACTTAGTGGTGATTATACCCGAGGCCCTCAGGGTAATCCAGAAGACAAGGCTTTTAACATCAAGTCGAAAGGAGAGGTAAATGGGAGCGGGCGGAGTCATTAACGACATCATCACCGATGCGGTCGGTACGGCGCTTTTGAGGATATGTAAGGAGGAAGGGTTTCGGAGCAAAAAGTATCCAGATAAATATGGAAATGAGACAATTGGCTTTGGGTTCAATATCTCTTCAGGGATCAGTATTTACTCTGCTCGAGCTCTTGCTCGAGCGCAGGTGGAAGAGCTTGATGGGGAGCTGATGAAGCTGCAATGGTATCAGGGCATCGATGTCATTCGCCGGAGTGTTTGTCTGGACATCGCCTTTAATGAAGGTATGCAGGGATTGCTCAAGTTCCCTCATATGATTTCTGCCTTGGCACAGGGCGATTGGCCGACCGCCTCGGCGGAGTGCCGGGTGGAGGATTCTAAGCTCAATGAATCTCGCTATGCGCCTCTGCGCAAGCTTTTGTTGATCGGTGGAGGGCAGTAGCCCAGATTGATTGTTTGATTTACTTATCACAGTAGCGTAGGAGTATCTTCGATGAATGCAACAAATACGGGGAAGATCTTTGGTTGGGCACAGTTTGGATTGAACGTCCTTGGCCAAGCACTCGCGGGTGGTTTACCGGTGAATGCAGGGGGATGGCTGAGCCTCTTGGGCTCCCTCGCTGCGGCGGTTGGGGTTCACGCGGCATCCAGCACCGACGGGACGAAGTAAGTTCTGCGTCTAAACCTTGCTCAATGGGCGCTGTTAGGGGGATGCTTAGCCCTAACAGCGCTCTGTGTCTGGATGGGCTGGTTAGCCTAGGATGTGCTTTTCTCCTGGGAGAGGGTTTTCCCCTCCAACTCCTCGCATTCGGTCCCAGGCAGAGTTAGCCAGTTCAATCACCTTTTCAATCGATTCCAAAACTGCAAAGGCCTGCGGCCCCTGTTGAGTCATGAGGCCGGTCCAGACTGCAGTGACTAGAGGATTTTCAATATCCTTTGTCACCTGCTTGATGTCGCCGGCTCGGAGGCCGATTGGTGTGCGAGTGGAGGCGAGGGTGAGTTTGATAATCACTTTGTGGAGTCCTTAGTTAGGGGGAGTGATTGTGTTCCCCGGGTATAATCGCCCGACGATCCCCGGGTAGATAACTTGTCTTGTTTACTAATCGCCTTCAGCACAAAGCCTTCACTCGTATTCTCGAGGGATAAGAGTCTAGCTGATACACAGCCCTTGATCATTCCCTCAAAGTCATTCAGCTTTGTAAAGTGTTGATGCACGAATTGATAGGCAATGTGGTAAGGTACGCCTTTAGGCTGTAATCTGATATAGTCCAAAAACTTATCCGTCTGAATCGACTGTTCATTTCTCCCTATCTTAGAAAAAACCATGGGCATATCTGCCTCCAAATCTGTAACCATCTTGTGGGCGATCGCGAGATCGTCAGCGTCAATAACCATCTGGTCTCGCTTGGCGGCCGCCAACACCATGGCTAGCTTGTGTATATGAGTCTGTTTCCTCGCAAGATATCCTCCAAACCTCTCATCAGAAAGACCCTCTGGTCGATGGGTGTAGTGATATTGGTACCAGGTCGTTCCCCAAGTAATTGCATCTGAAGATAAGGCGTACGGCCCAGAAAGTTCACTTGCAATATGGCATAGGTCTTGGACCAGCGCTTCGCGCTGAATGAGGATATCTTTTGGAACAGAGAGGGAAGGATAGGCGACATACTTGGCCTTTTTATCAGTATAGATGAATAGACATCGGGAGGTGAATCCGCCTCCGATGATATATTCAGGGAAGTTACCCGCGATCCACGACGGAGTCGTGCAGGCAACCATGTTGATCCAGGGGTTTTCCACCACATCGTTTCCAGAGTCCTTTGTGACCTTTTTAAACGCACCTTGCTTTGAGTCCCAGAGAGTGACCAACAGGTCAATCATATCCCGATCCTCAGGATTGACCAGATTTCCGAACTCAGAGGATTCAAGCGTAAGTGCACACTGAACATGCCATTCTCCATTAACCTCAAACTGTTCGCACGAGGCTGCGAAAGCAGAGACGAGTGCCTGCCAAGTAACAACGTCAGGGCCGAAGTTGACCCCAGGCACTTTTCGTAGAAGGTCCATTGCGATTGCTACTGTTGTAGATTTGGAAACGATGCCAGGAGGGGCTACGAATATGATGTAGTGGTTTGCAAACCACTTGAAATAAGCCATGTCAATCCAGACTCGGCGGCGAAGCGCCCCTGCAATCGCTGAGACTCCAGCCCAAAAGTGCATGTGAGAGGGGGCTTCACTGAAGCCGGAATAGTTGATATAGGCCTGAAGCCAGTCATTATGGTTTCTCATAGGAGGACTTAGGCAATTAAACAGGTCCGTAGACAGTTATAGTTCTTTTCTCAGGACTTACTTCCTGGCATTCTATCTCATCAGGTTCATATTCATATGGAGCTTGATTTTGATATTCAGTAGCCCCTCGTTCAAAACGGGTTCGATAGAACTTGCCTTGATGTTTGAATATTACTTCATACACAATAACCCATCTACGATGGTCTATTATTGTTTCAGATATTTCTTCATCGAAAGCTTTTTCTGCCAAGAAATTTTTAGGGAATTTCATCTCAGCAATCTCCCCAGGAGGTTTCTGACCATTTGAATCCAACGGGTATTATCAGTGGATCATCATAAGGAATCGTGATTTGTGCAGCGGTTTTGAGCCTTGGCTTCCACTCTTCGAGCTCACTTGTGGAGGTTTGAAAGCAGAGCGAATCATGGACCTGCATCAGCACCTCCACCCCCATTGAGTCAAAGGCCTCCCAGATCTTATTGATCACATTAGACACAGTGGACTGGGGAATCCAGGCTACCGCTTCCGCCAAAATACTATCGAGTCGATCGAAAATATACCAGCGATAGCCAAATTTGTTCTCCACATATTGTCTACGGCTAATCTGATTCTCAATCCTTTTGTGCCATCGGAGGATTCCAGGGTGAGCTCCAAACCAGAGTCTTTGAGCTCGGTCAATTTCGTGAATTGTTCGGCCGGTGTGAGCTGCCATAGTGGGTGGTTTTCCGCAATAATTAGTTCCGTGGCAAAATACTTTGGCGAATTCCCGAGTGAGCTTCTTAGGCCCTCTATGATCTCGGTATCGAGGGTGGGACTCCACAAGTTCCTCGAGCGGAGGAGGTTCCTGACGGTCAAGAACAAACGCGTTAAGTAAATGGATATCCGCCCCCATTCGCATCGCGGCTTTGAGCATTTCATCTTCAGCCTCCCAAACTACTACCTGCAGGTCCGCCCGATCCAGATCCATATCGCAAAAAGTATAGCCTGGGTCAGGAACAAACATAGAGCGAAGATTAGGAAGTGCGTATGCTGCCCCAATTTCGTTGAAATTTCCCCTAGCCTTAGCCTTACCAGCTGACTTAGACTTGTCACTCGGGACGGCCTGAAGATTGGCTCCGCTTCCAAAGGCATTTTCACTAGACGAAAGGCGGTAGGTCTTAGGTGCTGATTTGCCAGACTCAGATCCCCCGATGTTATAAGCACATCGCATGCGACCATCAGTGTCGAGAGCCTTGCATAGGAAATTGGATAGGAAGATCCCGAGAGTTCGAATGTCAGATATACAATTGATGACGGGTCGAAGAAGGGGCTCTCGATGAGCAATTTTCTGCAGGGCTTCGTCGTTGAGAGTGACATGACCGGGTTTGCCTTTTTTTGCCCGAGTTTTGATAGTATCTTGGTGAAGGTCTTCGTAAAAGAGCTGCTTCATCTGCTTAGGCGAGCGAGGGTTGAGCGAGTGGCCAAGGATCTGTTTGAGAGTTTCCTCTCGGAATGAGACTTGTTCCTTTACTTCAGCTATGAGTTCATCCCGCCGGCGGGTGTCAATGCGGACTCCGCGTATCATAGTCCGCAGGACGGGATAGAACATTCGCTGTTGAGCCGCGTGAACGGCTTCGAGGCCATAGCGTTTTGACGCTTCGATCTCAACCTGAGCGACTTCGTCGGTGTAGACACAGTCTTCACAGTTATAATACCACCCTCGGTCTTCATCATTCCCGCCAGCGTTGAATTCTTTCCCTTCATTTTTCCAGTAGAAATAGTACTTACAATAAATCGAAGCTTGGTAAGCTAGGGCCTTAGGCTGATCGCTGAATAGCGAGTGCTGGGAAATTATCGTGTCCTGGGTTACTCTGGGGATGAATCTCCAGTGACGGTAGGTATATTGGCAATCGTAGAGCAGGTTCTGCCCGATGACCTGGACCAGAGGATGTGTAAGGAGGAGATAGAGAAGGTATATAATAATGGATTCTTGCTCAAGATCCCAGTAACCTTTAGGGTCAGCCCTGGACATGAACGGAATACAGAGTGCTTCAAGAGGATTCCATGAGATTCCAGCGCACGCAATATGGCCTACTCGAGTTTCGAGATCGAAACTGATTCGTAGGGATTCACCAGAGGTGAGTCGATCTATAAGCCGATGGAGGATAGAGTAACAGAGCTCAAATGTCGGGCGGATATGGAAGTTCCAGAGAGGCTTGGGATATGGTGAGCCGTCGCGGAACTGGACGGCCCGGCGAAGGTCGTTGATGACCGCCGGGCGAAAGGACCATTCGCGAAGAACCGCGGCGGGATGGATAGTGGGGATGAGCTTGTATTTTTTACTCCCAACAAGACAGGTCATCATCGATCCCCGCCAGTCAGTTATCCCCCACTGACCAGTAAGAGCCCAGAGAGGAGTATTGCCGAGGGCGATGATAATGTTAGGGTTGAGCTGGGAGATCTCTTGGTAGAGAAGGTATAGTCCTTGGTGAAAGGTTGGTGAGATGTGTCGGTTGTGGAAGGGGGTGAAGCCTGGAGGAACCTTGGTCTTGTTTTCATAGATATGAAGTGACATGTCATCGTATGGAGGATGCTCCCGCACGACGTTGGTGAGGAAACATTCGCCCTTGGTCCAGTCCATTCCATAGCGATTGAGCTGGGAGTACCAGACCTGTTGGCCAGGAATGATACCAGACTTGCTTAGCATCTTGCCAAGTTCCATACCAGAGGCACCGACGAAGGACTGGCCGATAAGGTCCTCACCAGCTCCGGGAGCTTCGCCCACGATCATGATCTTAGCATTTCTCGGGCCAACCGGCGGGACGAGGTTAGGCATGGGAGTGGGTCCTGAGCCAGATGAGCATCTGTCTTGATGCCTCGGCGTCGGTAACGACTTTAGCCTCCCGGCGGAGGCGATAGAGTTGTTGGCGAAGCACCTTGCACTCTAAGCACTCCCCCTTTGCATTCCGCCGGGAGTGCTTTTTACACTTGTTGAATGGAGTCATTTCAGCTCCTTCAGCCGCCGCACAGCGATACCATAGGCGCTCTGGTTCTTTTCCACACCTGTAGCGAAGATTTTTAGCGAATGTGCTGCGGGGAATATTGTCCCTGTCCCGGCGAAAGGATCCAGAACCCGGTCGCCAGGGTTGCAGCTTCGACGAAGGAGGTCAGTATAGAGTGCAACCGGCTTCTGCGCCGGATGATTAAGATTCGGATCTGAGGGCCAGGTGAGCACATCTGGTGCAAGGGCTCGGCAGGGTCGATCTCCTTTGGTGGCGTAGAGAATTGCTTGCCACTTGCGCTGGGGGCCAGAATGTGGCCAGGGAGCGCGTTGACCACTAGGGTTGACCCAAATGAGAGGGGTTCTAAAGGGTTTTAGTCCTGAACTCTGAGCGATGTGCTTCAGCCAGGGAAACCAATCAATATCACAGAACCAATAGAGATGTGATATAGGTTTCATAGAGATAGAAACCATATCTATCCATTTGGGGGCTGAGGCCTTAAACATCTCTGGCTGATCATCGTAGAAATGCGCCCCCTGCGCCAGCCCATCGGAGTCTCCAAAGTCCTGCGCCCCTATCCCATAAGGCGGATCGGTAAGGACGCAGTCGAATGACTCTGGCTCCCAAGAATTGCATTTGTCCAGGCAATCTCCAAGGAGTAGAACATGACTCGCTGAGCTGAATGTCGCGCCTATTTCCTTCGCAAGGTCCTCAGCTTTTTGCAGATCCTCTTCCCGCTTAAGGATCTTAAAAGCCTCGTCGACGTTCTTAGCCTTGGAGATGAGAGGATTATCCAGGTTCCTAGAGACAATAAGTTCTTTCCTAACTGCGTCATGTGCCGCGCCAGGCTGCATATCTGGTCTGGATTCTTTTGCAATGACGGCAATTGTAGGAGCTGGACGGTTATCGCGTTGACTCTCAAGTCGCATGAGTTCAGCCAGTTGTGAAACTGCTCGGACTCGGTCTTGCCAAGAGAGGTCCCGCCGGCGAATGTTCTCGTCGAGCTCGGCGCGGAAGGTGGTGATGTGATCGAGCTCGCCAAGGAAGTTAACTGGGACGTGGTTGATGGGAAGTTCTTCTTGACCATATTTGAGCTTCCTTCCCATCTGCCACATGAGATCGATGGCTTTGAGTCGGCATTCGCCGGCGACCAAGGTGAACCAATCGAACGAAGGATCGCGGGAGGCTGTTTCTTTATCATTGGCTCCGCGGACGATTGGGGGGTGGAATAGTCCATTGTCGGTGATGGAGTCAGCGAGCTCTACGATATACTCTGGGTCGAGATTGATGCGCTGGCGGTGGGGAGGAATGATGATGGAGCTGAAGTTAATGACATGATGGGTCATGGATAAATAGCCTCTTGTAGAATTCTAATTAGCTTCACTGCTGTATCAGGGCCTAAGGATATCTCCTCTCCATCGTCATTGGGAATTATGATAAAGGTGTTATACGTCATTCTGCGGCCCTCGTGAGTCCAATCGTCTCAGGAAACTTCTTTGCCTCCTCAAGGCCACGCGCGTAGCCCTTCTCCTCCTCACGTCGAAGAGCTACAATATGGTCTGCTTGCAATCGCTGGATCTCGCGATGTAACTTAGTATCCTCGCTCTGGTACCGGGCGCACAGATTCTGCATAGCGCGAAACGCACGGGCGTCGATAGTGCAAGCGGGCTGCTTGATTGGGCTGTCGCCGAAGTGATGGCGTGCCGCCTGCTGCCCTCTGAACGTTGGGGCGAAATGCTCACCGCAGTGAAAGCACGTCCAACCGCGCTCCGGCACCTTGTTTAATTTCTGTTCAGTGGTCATGTCGAATTACCTCGTCAAGTCTATTCAAAGTGAATATCCTCAGGTCACTCCCGGCGGTGTAGCTGGCCATGTCACAGCTCTTTGGACTCACCGCCGGGCGATACCTATCTCAGGGAACTAGTGGGCTTATGGGGTTATGGAGGGCTCCATCCTTGCTAGCTATAGGATTCGTTTAAGCCTTCGTCACCGACCCGACCTGATCGTAGATCTCCTGCGTAGCCTTGTCCACCCGGTGGGAGATCTTGATCTTCACCCGCCGGCCCTGGAGCATGCGGAAGGTGAATGGCTGCCCGGCCGTGTTGAGATCGGTTGCTTCGCGCCACTTGCGCATCTTGTTGTTCTTCCCTGGAGCAAGATCAATAGTCTCCGCCGGGGTGAGATCGAGGAAAAGGTTGTCGGTCATGGTGAGCTTTTCGATCCCGCCCTGTTGCTGCATCACCTCGGGGTAGAGAGTGAGATCGATCTCGACAGGGATATCGATGACCTTGGAGGTTTTCTCCATCCCTGTGGTTTGGTCGGTGGACTTAACCTCACGGCCCTTGGGCTCTCCAACAGTACCAAGGAGTTCAATCCCGGCGGGAAGTGGCGGGCGGCGGGTTGAGGCTTCGGTTATGGCGGCGTCGAGGAAACCAGAGAATGAGAAGTCAGACATTTGGTTGTGCTCCGTGGAAAAAGCTTCGTTGGTTAGAATGGGAGGTCATCATCGATGGTTATTGAGGTTTCTGGTAGTTTTGGTTCCTGAAGGCCATAACTGTCGTTATGATATAGATCAGTATATACCTGTAGTGGTTTAGGCGATCTTGAGGGTTCTTTTGGTAGCTCCTTGTCTGTATCAATACTAATGCCGAAAATAACGCCGCTTTCAAGTGGCCACTCAGCCTTGATACTATCTCTTGGGATATCTTCATAACCTAGCGAAGTGAGAATTATATCGAGCACTTCAGCGCTGGATAGTTCAATATTCAGTTTCACTTCTTTACCCCTTGTACAAATTCGCCGCCACGGGAATGCCACTTGGCCATTATGGCTGTGAATGTCGGCGGGATGCCATCGGCCCAGGGGAGGTTGCGGGCCTTGAGATCACACTGGGAATTCGCTGTGGACCAAGAGAACTTTCCCCCCTCTCGGACGGAGAGGATCACGTCGCTGAACATAGGAGAGAGCTTTGGAGCCAGCTTCCGCCCGAGGGTGGAGGTCATGAGCTTGACACCACCTGATACCTCATCCAGCTCCCTCTCTATATGTGCGGTGAGGATGAAGTGGCATTTGAGCCCGTCGGTGCACTGTTTGATGAATTTCTCCAAGAGATCCATCGCGGCTCCCCACTCTGGCTGAGTACGAACGGCCTTGTTCCCTATCACAATGCTGAATACAATGGGGTTGATGCCGCTGAGCGAGTCGATACAGAATACCCGGTCGGGACCCCAGGTGTCAACTGGGGAGAAGGTCTTGCCACAATGATCACACTTCGGCGCTGAGAGGGATTTGAGAAAGGTTTCGAAGTGATTATTCTTCATCTTATCTGGGTCGGTCATCTTCATCAGCGCGTCGAGAGTGTAGGTGTTGAGCTGATTCGCCGCCTTGGCGAGGATGTCAAAGCCCCCGACGGGGCGGTTCATTATGGACCAGTGAACGTTAGAAGGAATCGACCGGCCATAGTCGGTCCATCCGCCGAGGAAGGTTTCGAGCCCCTGCTCGGTGAAGGAGACGAAGACCTCGGGTACTCGCTCCGCGAGGGTGCAGAGGGCAGTAGTCTTTCCTGTCCCGCCGGGGCCTTGGAGGAGAATCTTAACTCCGGGGAGAAGTGAAAGCTTGTCGCTCGTTGTGAGCTGGGCTTGGACTGGAGGCCGTTGTAAATCGCTGTTGGTTATATGTACGTTCATAGTGTTTGATATGAAGCTTTAGCTCTCGTAGAATGAGATAGTGAGGAAGGTCGTTTAGTAGATCCCAGTCGGTTCCCTGGCGTGTTGTGTCGTAGATGAGGGATCCAGGGATGTTTCTCTCATCATCTGGCGGACATGAAACACATGGAACCGAATGTACCGCGAACCGACGTTCTCCGCAATCAAGTTTTGCCCAGGGAATTAGACAGAAGGGGCAGGTCTTTAGCCATTGATGGCGGGGGAACTCAGCACCGTCGGCGGGCTCGCGGAGATTAAGGTATGGATCTTCGGTAAGGATGGATACATCAAAGATTGTAAGAATAGCTTTCTTCATTTATCTGGCTTCTTTAGCTTCTCAGCTATCCAATGAAATAATCCCCCGCCGTTCAGCATTGCATGGAGCTGCATCCCGGCGAGGAATAAGAGGGCGTTTCCAATAATCTCCTTTATCGTATGAGCTTTCTCTCCTCTCTCAAAATTGGATTCCAATGACGCCGCTCGAACCCAGTTTCGAGATAGGATTGAGGATTCTGGCTCAGGCAGACATCTCTAAAACTACATCCGCCATAGTCAGCACAGGCATGATCGAGATTATGGCGCCAGGAATGATGTTTGCCCTTTTGTTCCTTAGCCCAGCAGAGCTTGATATCTTCTATCCATCCAAGTAGCTCATTATACCACCGGTCGATCTGCCATTCAGGGCGGTAGGTAACGGGTTGGAGAGTGTCGTATTTAGTCTTGAGTATTGAAACCCCGCGGATGAGGAAGCCGTCGACCTTGATCCCTGCTTCACGAAGTCCCCAACAGTATCCCGTGAACTGTGCCCGGGTGTCCCACTGTTTGCCCCAGGACGAACCCAGTTGTGTTGTGGTTTTGTCATCGAGACCGAAGGTCCCGCCAGCGAAGGCCCCAACTGCGTCCATTCTACCACAGTAGAGAAGTGGATTTCCAGTCTCTGGATGATCGATCGGGAGAGGATGGCAGAAAGAGATCTCAATTCCTCTTCGTCCTGAGGGGAGAGTGATAGGAATGAATGTGTCGTGGTCTAGAGGGTAGTTAGTGAAGTAGAACTCGAGAGCCCCTGCCATTCGTTCGGCACTTTTAGCTGAGTCGGGCGGGTAGGAAAAGGGTCCGTAGGCGGCCAGTAGAGCCTGGAGTCCCACCGCAATTGCGGTGTCAGAGTTTCCAGGCTCGCAGCGCTGAGGTGTCCAAATTAGTTTGGGAGTGCCATGGGCGGTGAGAGCTCCTGAAGGATCTGGGAGGGCCATTTCATACTCGCCGGAGTAAAAGGCCTTCCGAGCCATTTCGAGGCCTTTGGCATAGGCGCTGCCGGCGTGGATATGGACAGAGGGTTCCTTTGCCTTCCACTCGGCTCCAGGCATGTAAGCCAAGCGGAATCGGGCGGGACAGGACTTGAAGTCTGAGAGCATTGAAGAGTCGAAGACCTCAGGGAATGTAAGCATTGCCGACTGTATTGGTGATGATATTGTTACCATGTAGATAGTGCTCAGTGTTTGTGAGTTGACTCTGGCGTTCGGCGCTTTAGCTGTTGGTGAAAGGCT